TTACCCTGTTGCCGTAAAAATTGACAAGATTAATCCCAAGTGTAGAAGAATTTAAAAATGGCGGCTTCAAATTCATACCGTTTATTTCCTTATCACACTTGACACATTTAGTAGTTTTTAAATTTTTTAGCAATAAAATCCCTCCTATCTATATAATTTTCCAGTTATATACTCATCTACCGTTACAGATTGCCCTTCCCAGCCACAATGCGGGCATCTTGCCATATCCTTTTTCTTGTGCCTGTATGCCCCTCTTTCACACTTCGGGCAAATAAGCCTCTGCCCGTAATGCCTTAAAATATCATCGGTACCTATAACAAGTTTTCTTTCGCTATTGCGAATATTATCAATATCATATTGCCACCACGGGTGTTTAGTCATATGTTTTATAAATTTCTGTTCCTGTTCATACGGTTGATTTTGGCGAATTACCATTTAGCAGCTCTCCTTTCATTTCGGCAAGTGCTGCTGGTGCACCTTTTACAGTTAAGCCTTCTATGTCATAATTCTGTCCCTCCCCTTCGGGTATATCAAGCCCTGCAATATCTCTGCCTCTTGTAGCCCTTAACATCTGTAACTGCTCCAGCTTCTTTATCTTTTCTTGCTCCTGCTCCCATGACGTTTCAGGCAATACACCAAGCTCCCTTATACGCTGCCTGTATTCCTGTATATCCATAGCACCCTTAACAAATGTTTCTTTTACTGCATTATATCTAAACGCCTTATTATTAGGTATTCCTGCACCTATGCTTACAATAATATCAAATGTTGCATTCTTCGTTGCAGGCACTTCGTTACCATTTTCGTCCTTATCCATTGCCTGCATATACTCCGGTACAGGTAAATCCGGATTAATGCTTAACCATTGCTGCCTGTATTCTTCCGATACTGGTATAAGCCTGGGCACTTTTTTTAACTTGCTAGGGTTATACCAAAGGAATGTATTTCTCTTATTTGTTATCCTGAACGCCTGTTCTTCCGTCCAGTTTTCTTTAGCAAGCTCCAAAGCATATTCAAGTGCTTCTCCCAGTGTTTCTTCTATCATTGCTTTATCATGGTCTATGCCTGCCAAGCCTGACTGTTGCAATACTAATGCTTCTGTTGCAGTATCAACGCCCCTTTGCCTTATACCGGTAAGCTGGTCGGAAAATCTTGATATAATCTGCCTTTCATTATACAATGCCTGATTCCTGCGTTCAAAGATATAATTCGGCATTTCTGGAGGTTTAACCATTTGCCATGCCGCAGGATCAGCTGCCGGTATATTTAATCCTGGCTCGTTAGTCCATTTGTCTATATCAATACCAGAAGCTGTACCGACAACTTTTTGGATATTACCTGTCAACCTTGCATTAATTCTTATTTGGTCATCCAAATCATTAATTAAATCTTGTATATGGAATAGCAATTCCGCTGTTGATTTTGCATAGGTTGTACCTTCCCTTGCCATGTCCGGGCATATAAAGAACGGGTAAATATCTTTAGGGAATACAATACTCGAATGTTCCTCACTATCCCACAGTTTTATCCCGCAGGAGCTCATTTGAATAAGCCGTATTTTCCCTTTCTTCTTTGTAAATACAAACATATGCATATAATTATCCCTTGTTATATCATCATGCTCCGAACTTTCCTCACCAAACAGCCATTCCGATTCCATTGGATGATATGCTGGTAAGATAGCAGTTGCCTTATCTTCTCCAAACGTTTCCTCTGCCCAAAAGATTGACTTATTGCATACCGCAATTACAAATCTACCGCTTTGTATATCATAAACATCCGTAATATTCGGGTCAAAAAATACATAAGCAGGATTCCAACACTTGAACTCCGGCAGCCCCATTTTGTCTAGTGCTTTCGGATTCCACATGACAGATATAATCCCAAGCCCAAACTTTTTACGCCGCCTTGCAAATACTTCAAGCTTTTTGCGCATTTTGTTTTTGTCAATAATAAACTGCCCGATTATTTGGGCATGTTCTGCAAATGGCACATCTGACGGTTCACGAGGATTGGCTAAAATTGATATATTATGCTCAACAGTTAATGCGACTTGCCCTTCTATGTTAGGGTTAATTATATTTGTATTACTTCCAGGGTCGTCATCTGATTCCGGAAGGTTAACATCACCCTCCCAGTACAAGTCCGCAAGCTCCCACTTGTCAAACAGCCCTCTTGATTCCTTGTCCTGCCATGAGCTTTTAAACCAATCCATATACCTATCCGTTAGTTTTATATCTTCTTCCGTCATTAACTTTTCCCGCATCTCTTGATGCTTTTCCATTCTTTCATCATACGTCATCTGTATCCACCTCGTTTACAGAAGCTTTGCGTTTCGGTTTTATAGGTTGGTAAAGATTATTGTCTTTGCTCTTGTAGTTTTCGTAATAAACCTCGTATGTCCGCAATGGATTTCTTAAACTAGGCATAACCCGTTTAACAACAGCATTTTTATCGCTATTAACTTTAACCTCTTTTTTTACAGTAAAAAAGCAGGTCATATAACCTGCCGCAAATATTAATGCCCCTATCAATATTTCAAGCATAATTTACCTCCTGTTATTAAATATTCCTGGTCTTCTTATTGACAAATCGATAATGCCCATATCCTTCATTTCCTCCGGAGTGGTAAATCCGTTTACAACTTTCTTTGTCTCTTCTTTTTGCACAAAGGCATACATAAGCCGGTTCAATGCCTGACTTGCGGCGTCAACATCGTCATCCCTTTGCTCCTTCTTTTCCGGCCTGAATGCCGCACACTGTTCAATAACTTCATTTGCCCACAAGCATTTTTGCCATACCCCAGGTGATACTTCTATCTCATCAGGAATAAATACATTTCCAGCTTCCCATAACGGGAGTACTGCGTTTACTCTCTCTGCCTTACTTTTTGTTGCTTTAACCGGTATAATTCCAGGTATCTTTGTCCTAAGCATTTGTATTACAGCCGGTCCGTTTGCCTTATCTTCTATCAACTTAATCAATGCTTTAGGCCATTTTTTTGTCATAAGCCGTATATTATCCATTGTTTTAATAATATCCATGGGATATGCAATACGGTCTAAAAGATAGCAGTTTGCCCCAATCCTGCCCCATACATGCCCTGCAACGAAGTCGGTACCATCGGTATCCTTGAATGTACAGTCCCATGACTGCACTATTTCGTTAAATCCTACGCCTTTTTGCATCTGCAAAGAAAGCCTGTACCGTTGCCAGTAATGTCGCTTTATCATGTTGCCTTCAAGCGAAGTCGGCCGTTGCTGGTACAATGCATTCCATGCCCTCTCCCCGCCCTGGAGCGGATCGTTCTTATAGCTCTGCATTTCCTTCTCAAGCCATTTTTTATCCTTGCCTATCTCCGGAAATAAAGCATCCCCAGGCTGTCTACCGGTTTCTGCTTCGTATTTTTCCGCTATTGCAGGGAATGAAATAACAAACCAGTTTTCCGGCTCCGTATCTTGCAAATATCCCGCCAAATCGTCTTCATTCCAGCGGGTCTGTATAAGGATTATTTTACCTTTTGCGCTTCTCCTTGTACGAATAGTGTTAAGCCATTCTTCTATAACGAACTTCTTATAAGCTGGACTATCCGCATCCTGCCTGTTTTTGTAAGGGTCGTCTATGATAATCAAATCACCAGGATTACCGGTAATAGAAGCCCCTATACCTCTGCTAATCATGCTTCCCCTTGTTTTTTCTATTTCAAATTCCGCTGCTGCCTGGCTATCCCTAGATAATTCTATCCCAAACAAAAGTTTCCCGAACTCTTCTATTTTCTGTTTATTTCTTCTGCCAAACTTAACGGCAAACTCGTCATTATAACTGATTTCAATTACTTTGCCGTATGGATTACGGCCTAAAAAATATGATGGCAATGTTTCTGTTATTGTACATGATTTCCCATGCTGAGGCGGTAGCTGAATAATAAGCCCAATATACGGTTCTCCATTCTCATTTTTTAGTTCATCCCTTAAAAGTTTATCAACGGTATCGCATATATATACAAGAAACTTAGCAGGTATCCATCGCCCCTGATGGACAAACTCCACATACTTTGCATACTTCTCCCTTGCAAGCATTGCATCCCTTTCAAATATAAGCCTTGCAAGCTCTTCCTTCGCTTCCTTTAATCGCTGTTCTCTTTGTTCTTTCGTCATTTCAGATACAGGTATTTTCGATAAGTCTTCCTTCTTTTTTGCCATATTATATCACCTGCTATTTATTCTTGTGCTTGAAATACTCTATCTGCCGCAATCTTTTCTGTGCCGCTTCTTTTGTTTTATACGGCTTGCTCAATCTCTTGCCGCTTTCAGAATATACTACATAGCCTTTGCTTGTCTTCTTTATCATAAGGCATCACCTCTTAACGATTTTTATTGATTTTTACTACTTTTGCAGCATACTTTTCTGCATCAGTGAACGGCAAATAAAAAGCCTTGATTGTTTCTTCTTCTTTTTCTTCGTATCTTCCGGATTTGTGTAATAACTGTAATAAACTTTTTTGAAATATAAAAACAATGTCAAAATTACCTTGTATATATAAAAACGAATTATCTTTCCTGTATATGCCGCTTTCAACAAAACTATTTTCTATACAAGTCCTTTCCGCAATTTCAATAGAAAGCCTTTTTGATTTTGAACACCAATTATCAAGCTTTATTTCAATGCCTTGTTTGTTTTCGCCTTTTTCGTACTGATACTTGCGTGATGTATAATTTTGAATTACTATACCCATATCGAATAATAAATCAACAACAAAGTCTTGAAATTGATTACCTTCTTCTTCCGAATTTTTGTTTTTACTATTCGGGTATCTGGTTTCCATATACATCCCACCCTTTGCTTTTCTTTCGTGCAAACAATTCAATCCGTCTGCCGTAGGGGTAAATTGTATCTATTATCTCCCTGAAATACTCTGGTTTTTCGCTATGTTCCGTACGTTCTATTGATACAACACTATCAAACAATTTGTTCACATCTGGTTGACAACTTCCTCTTGTGCATATAAGTAAGAATTCATGGCGTACACTATTGTAATGCCCCATATTATGTTTTATTTTGTCCCATACAAAAGAAGCTTTGTATTTAAATCCCCATGCCCTTATTACTTGGAACGATTCTTCAAGTATTGGGGAAGTTACCCATAAAAATAATACTGCATTATCTTCTGCAATATCTTTTATTGGCATATCACATATTTCTTGAACAGTCATAAGCGGATAATGGTCTGCCTGTTCAACAAAAGTATCCGGCATATTGTTTCCATACTTCCAGGGCGGGTCTGCATATATTACACGATACTTGCCTTCTATTTGTGGAGCTTCTTTAACATTTTCCTTTGCCTTCTCACGCCTTACCTGAACATAGGCCTGATGTATTGTCATTTCATTTTTTGAAAGTTTTTTATCAATCTCCGGTGGTAATATATTTTTTTGTATAGCTTTATAGACAACATCAGCCTGTGCCTTTTTACCTGTTGACCAGTTAAGGTCTTCGGCTATTAATTTTTGTGTATTGTGTGGTTCAAAACCTTTATCAAATTTTGATAAAAGTTTTTCTTCTGTCGGTCTACCTCCAAACTGTTGATTATTTTCTTCGCCTTTTTTCTTTAGTATTGCTTCTTTACTTTTCGTTAGCTTATATCGTTCCCACTCTGATAAGTTACGCCTTGATAGCTGATTGTCTATTATCCAAACCTTAGCATCCTCCCTGCTATCAAAATGCTTTTCCTGTGTCCTAAACGGTATGCCATGCTTCTGACATATTTCATATCTGTTGTGGCCATCTATTAATGTGCCATTCCATGTTACAAGTGCATCCCTGCAACCTTCTGCAATAATGCTTTGTTCCAATCCTGCATATTCTTCCGCTGTCAATGGTGGGATAAGAGACTGAAATTCCTTATCAATTGTTATCATATCGACACCCCTTTACATTATTTTTTTGACACCCTTTTAAATGGCATAAGAAAAGCCCGAGGGTGTCGTGCCGGGCTTACAGTTGTACATACTGCCTTATGCCAATATTAACTTTTTGTTATTTTTACATTCCTGCAAACTATTGATATTACTGCATTTGCGGAATAGCCATGTCAGATTTGCCGGACACGGTAAATCTGACACTAATATAAACATACTCTAATAAGTACGAGTTGGAATAAAAATACCCACAAGTACTACTCATTGTTAGCTTTTGCCTTCTTTTTCGACAGTTTGTAAACAAATTCATAAACATTATTTGCAAACTTGTTGTTCTCTCCTACAGTTTTATATTTTATAATGTACCCAGCATTCTCTATCTGTTTGAAATTCCTGTGAAAAGTATCCCTCGATATTCCTAAATCTTCACATATCCTCTTAGTTCCCGGATATGCCACATCTCCCCCTCCCGCATAACTGCATAGATAGGCATATATCGCCTTGGCAGTTACCGATAAGTTCTTGTCGCACATTACCAGTTTCGCTATCTGTCCGTATCCTTCCTTGAATATGCTTCCTTCGGGATGTTTCAGGTGTTCTTTATTGCTTATTCTTATAACCTTATCTTTCACTCATTATCATCCTTTCTTAAAAAATGTGTCCCCTGTTTCCAGTTATGGCGTATTCTTCCATTTGCCATATCACGTTAAACAGGGGCTCTATATTTATATGCCTATCTATATGGGGGGGGTAATCCCATGGCATAACATTTTGTTTGTAAGTATGTTTGTAAGCATATTCGTATGTGTTTTGGCAAGTATGTTTACAGTTTTTGCCAAAAAGTAATTTGCTCGGATTTTGGTGCGGGTAGTGGTGGGGTAGTATTTTAAATCATGACCCCCCAGTCCTGCCCCTCCCCCTGTCCCAAAAGGAAAGGTCAACGGGGTAATCAGATAGCGCAAAACAGTCATTTTGTCTAATCCCAACAATTTCCATCGCTTCAAACAAGCTTCATCCCTCGCTTTCGGCCCTGTCAACGGCTTCAGCTTCGACCACTTCCGCTGATTCAAGGGCCCTGATTTCGTTCATCAGTTCAGCTATGCGCTTCTCGGCCACCTCTATGCTGTACTCGTTTTTCTGTACCAAATGCAGCGAACTCAAGGTGTTTCGGTGCTTCCATTCATCCGGCGCACGGTTCGTCAGGAAAAACACCGCAGCAGTCGTATTCGGCGGGATGTATTTTTCGGTTTCTTCTGTCCATTTCTGGCCGTTCTTTCGAACCGTCTTTTTTTCTACGGTCGTATAGCCGCACGCCGCTTTGTATAGTGCATTCACGACCCGCGCAACCAATTTCTGGTTCGCATTCTCATACATTTCCCGCATTTCGGGATATTTTTTTTTCCACTCTTTCCAGGCGCGGGGCGAAACGTGCAGCTGGGCAGCGATATCATAGTCA